CCAAGAGGAGTCAGGCATAGATGGCCCTCACAGCCGCGTTGACGGTGCCCATGGTGGCGGTTGGGGTCACGGGAATGGTGACGGAGAGAGTCGTCGGCCCAACCGTAACGATGTCGAAGAGGTAATTCGCCGCCGCTGTCGGATCGCTGCCAGTAAAGGCCACAACCTCAAAGCCGCCGGTCGGTGTTGGGAAGTTGCCCGGCCAGGTCCAGGCGATGGTGAGCCAGACAATCGCCGCTGTGGTCAAGCCGCCGCTTGCGGTGACGCTCACGCCCGCGCTTGCCGCTGTGCTGCTACCGCTCCCGCTGGTGTTTGTCGCGCTCTGTGTCACCGTGACGATAGGCGCGGCCGGGAACTTGGTGCCCACGGGCGTGTAGCCGTAAGCCGTGCAAGCGCTGAGGCTCTGCAATCCTGAGCCCATTGCGTTGAAGCTCTGCAGCTTGACGTAGATCGTCTGGCCAATCAGCGCAGACTCATACGGCAGCTTGAAGATGGAATCGTCCAGGAACATGAAGCTGGCGCCGGATGCGTGAGAGGCAATGGCCGAGCCGTAGCCGCCACGCCGCAAGCTGGTGAGGTTGTAGGCGTTCGCGCCGGTCAGCGTGGCCGTGAGGTAGGAGACGATCTCCGAGCCAATCAGGCAGCCCGTGGCGAAGGAGTCGCGCCCGTTGGCGCTGGTGCTGTTGAGCGTCCCGAGGCTGGCGGCCAGGCTTACGGCGAGGGTGTCAGTGGTGTCAGGGTCAGCAGTCAGGGGAAGCGTTGCGGTGAGTGTTCCGATGCGCGCCGATGCGTTGATGACGCCCACTGGCGCCACACCATAGCTGTTGCCGCCGTCGAGGCTCACCCAGACGTTGCAGCCGCCCCAGAGCGTGGGAGTTCCGCAAGCCCCTATCCAGATTTCCGGTCCTCCGGATTCGGTCATGAGCGTGGGCGGCTCAAAGACAACGGCGCCCGAGACTGTCGGGGCCGGGCTGGTCGACGGGGAGTTTCCGGAATTGACCTGGACCGTGTAGAGCGCCGCGGTGCCGATGCCGAAGGGCCACTCCTCAGCCGTGACGGTCAGGCCATCCTCTTCGCTGGTCTCGTCCGGCATATCGATGCTGACAATGCGGACGATCTTTTGCAGCAACCCTGAGATGTAATCGGTCAGCGTGACCAGGTCCATCGGTTCGAGGAGAACATACCGCCAGCCGATCTTGACGGTGTAGGTGTTGCGGACGAAGACGTTCCGCTGTGCCTTGATGGCGCTGATTTGCTGCGCGTGAGCGGCCCGCGTGATGAGGTGGAGAGTCATCGGCGAGTCTTGCTTCAGGCCGTTCAGGGACACGTCCGAAGGCTCTGGAGTGTCGGTAACGCTCACGTTGTAACTGTTGGTGCGGTCCCACCATTCAATCGGGACATCGTTCTTGATGTCCTGAGTGCTGGACCGCGAGATTGAAACCGGGTCTGTGCCGGTGGGCTTTCCGTCTTTGCCGATCGCTCCGAGGAAGTCGTCAAAGGTCAGGTTGTAGAGCGGCGTGGTGTTAGGCGTGTAGGTGACGCCGTTGGCCGTGATGGGCGTGTCACCGTAGGGCACGATCTTGAGTTGCATTCCCGTTGTGCCGGCTGACCAGACAACCTCCGAGTTTGTCGCGTCGAGGATCTGCTGAAGGCAGGTCGCCGCATCGCTCTGGTCCGTGAAGGCCGGGCTGATGGCAAAGCCGCAAGCTGTGCAATAGGTCTGGAAGCTTGATGCGCCTGTCACCATGTCAGCGATGCGCGCCGCCACGAACCCGGCCCCGTAGTAGGGATTCGTGAGCATGTCGAGAATGACCGCCGACGGCTTGGCGTCATACGATCCAGACCAGTTCGGGTCAGCTTCGGTTCCGAGGAGGGCCTGAACTTCAAAGTTCCAGTTGGGCGGCGTGCCGTCCGAGCCGAGAGCGGCCTGAAGCACTCCCACATAAGCCGTTCCGCTGTAGCCGAGCGCACGACTGGGCCACTTGCTCTGCCACGGCCCCCAGGGCGCTTGCGGCCTTGCGCCGGTCATCAGCGAGAGACCGTAATAGCTGAGGGTGTAGCAGTCCTTGTCGCGCCAGACGCGCTGAACGCCAACGATGCCGCTTGAGCCACCCTCGCAGAGAGCGAGAATCAAGTCAGACCAGTAGTTGTACCCGGTCACACCCCCGCCGCCACCCTTGCCGCCCGAACTGGTGGCCTGAGACGTGAAGCCGGCATAGTCGATCATGTTCGAGGCAAGCAGTGTGCAGCCGTAGGCGAGGGCCTTGGGCTTGCCGTACATCGATGTCGAGACCTGGACGGATGCCAGCTTGACCGGAGTTTGCGCGTTCGAGCCGCCGCCGCCGAATAGACCGCCCAAGCTACACGCCCCTTTCTGCGAGGGGATATTCGCAATCGGGCGCGATGACGGTTTCGCTCGGTCCAACTTCGTCCAGGTTCATCGACCAGACGCAATGAGTCCTGTCGGTGCAAGCCGCGACAGCTTTCTCCCGAGAACTGCAAACCGCCATAAGCTCCCAAACGCTGCCATCTTCGGTTTTCACGTCCGCAACGATCCACACTTGCGTCATTCGGCGCCGCCTTTCTTCGCCCAGGGCGACCAGATGCCGACGAACCGCTCGGCAAGGTCCTTGTTGGCCACCGCGTCATCAAGGATCACCATTCCGGCTGGCTGGTAGCTGTGCAGGATCACTGGCCACTCGATCACGATTGCGCCGTGCGCCGGGTTGCGACCGAACTGGTACATGGCAATGTCGCCGGGTTGCGGAGGGCCGTCGATCTTGGCCGCGAACCGCTCGACGATTTCGAGATAGACCGGCTCGTCACGGTGCAGAAACCAGTCGTGGACGTACTCGCCGGGGTCAACGTGGGGCAGGACGCCCGCGGCCTCGTAGACAGCCGCAAGGATCATGCCGCAATCGACCCCAGCGCCCTTGACGCGGGCATGGTGATGGTAAGGAGTGCCAAGCCATGACCGGGCCTCCTCGACGACGTCCTCGCGTTGCAGCATCACTTCGAGCGCGGTCATAGGCTGGTACTCGTTTGGGGCACATAGGGAAAGCCCTGGTAGTTGTTGCTGTTGGAGAAAGTCGCGCAAGCCGCCGTAGTGCGGGCGCAACCGGGGTAGATGGTGAAGGTGTCACCAGCCGCCGGGGTCTGAGGTAGAGGGACCGTGAGCGTAATGGTGCCGCTTGAAAAGGTGCTGACCGTGCGCCTTGAGCCGGATGCCACACCGGAGGTCATCACGACAACCCCGAGTGCAAACGACCCGGTTACTCCAGAGGGAAGGACGGTCGCTGTCGGACTGGCGCCAACCGTTCCGGCAACCGTGAGGCTCGGCAGGTTGATGCCACAGCCCGAGTCACCAAAGCAGTTCGCGCAGCCAGGTTGGAAGAGAATCCGGGGCATCTGGTATTGCAAAAGCTCGAGATCGCTCTTGACGTGCAAGACAACCTGAGTAGAGGAGGGGTCAACGCCCGCTGTGTTGCCCTCGAACAGAACCACCGAGCCCATGGAGGTGTCGCCCGCGTAGGCAGAGAAGACGCGCTCCACGCGCACCCGCGCCGCGTCGAAAGCTCCGTTGTGGGCCGCGAGGCTGATATTCGTGCCCATGAGTTGAGCGGAGCCGCCGGCCATCAGCGTCAGGTCAAGAGTGTCGACTTCAGTCCCTCGGGCGTTGCGGATGGCTCCGCGCTTTACGAGAGGCTGTCCGCCCTGGTCGATGGAGGACGTAAACAGGAGGCTGTTCAGGGTCAGCGGAATATCGCCGTTCGTCCAGCGGTAGACGCCGCCCGATTGGAGCGTGATGGTGTAGCAGTCGGCCATCGTGAAGACGGCGTTCGAGTTGAGATAGGCGATTAGAGCGGCGCTGGCGTACTTCATCGACGGCCATCCCCCATGCGCCCCAGCGCCCAGGCAAAGAACCAAACGAAGAGAACAAACGCAACTGCAAATATCCAGATAGTCATTTGAGGGTGATCACCTTCACCGTTCCGCCGTCCCAGGCCAGTTGCATAAAGCGCTTGAAGGTCATGGCGTCGTCAACGAAGCGGCAGATGCGGGCGAACTGGCCGGTCCAGGTGATGGGCAAGCCGTTGGCAGGGGCAGTCGTGAAGGTCACAACCCCTGTCGTCGCGTTGTAGCTCACGCCGGACGTTTGCAAGACGCCGTTGACGTAGATCGCCGCGGACTGGATGATTCCGGCCGAATAGCCCTCGTTATCGACCAACTGGAAGACGGTCTGCGCGCCGGTGCCGGTCCCAAACGGGCAGGCTGTCGGGCTTCCGTTCACCGGGTCGATGAAGTAGAAGGAATCCCAAGCCCCGCGCATGGTGTTGAAGAAAGAGGCAAGCTGTAGTAGCTCGTCAGAGAGCGTCTTGGCGCTGAAACCGGCCTGACGGACGAAGTTCAGCGTCCACTCGTAAGTCCAGCGCGGCGCGGTCCAGAACGTGGCGCGCTGCTCTTTGCCGCTGGCGCCGGTCTGGATCAGCGTGGCGAACTGCGAGGTCCGGTCAACCTCGATGTCCAGGCCCTTCAAACCGGACGGGAAAAGAAGGCTAGACATTAGCGCCCTCCTTCCAGACATCGCCGCGCCTGATATAGCCAATCAATGAACCAGAAACCCCGAACTGCCGCGCAATTATTTCCCTCGAACCGGCGAGGGTTCTGATTCGATCTACTTGCGCCTGTGTCAATTTCGACAAATGGGATGATTCACCAAAATGATGGCGACGCTTGCTTACCATGTCCTCAGAGTTTTCTTTGGCTGTTCCGAGAAATAGGTGATCGGGGTTGACACACCTGCGGTTGTCGCATCTATGGCACACCATCATGCCTTTTGGGATAGGCCCCTTGTGGAGCAACCAAGATGCTCGGTGCGCTTGTGTCATCCCCGCCTTGTCGTTGGTCAAGCGGAAACGTCCATAGCCGTTCTTGACTGTGCCGCCAATCCAAATCCAGCAACCGGACGGAGCGCACTCCCACTTAGAATGAAAGCGCTCTCTGGTAGTGATCAAGCTCATGCCGATGCCCTCTGTGTCATTCTGGCCGCGATGTGTGGCCGTTCAGACACAGTTTAGAGCGAAATTAGGGCAGAAAACCGCCTCAGGGAGCGGCGAAAGGCTGGAATGTGGGGGATGCTTCTCAGTTGGGCTTGCGGTCGGGGTCGGGCGCGGGAGTTACTATCGTCGTCACCGTGCGGGCCTTCTTTTCGGAAAGTGCCGCTTTGTCGCTCTCCCACCGCCGCGATTGCTCTTTCATCGCCTCAGCTACTGCGTTTTCTCCAGCTTCGCGGTCCAGGTCAACCTTGAGGTTTAGCAATTCCAGGGCGGCGCGCACGCTCTCTAGCTCCTTGGCTAGCTCTTTTTCGCGTCTTTCCAGAACCGTCTTGGCTGTCTCGAATCGGGCTGGATGCTTGTCTCCGTCGATTATCATGTGGCTTTCTCTGGGGGCGCGTGGCGCGTGGACATGGCCCCATTTTGCGCCACAATGCTCGCTTTTTGCAAATGTCCTGTGGGTTGCATCTTGTTGTGTGGGTTGAGGTTTTGTGCGCGAAATTGAGGCGAAAGGTTGACGCGGCAGCGGCTGGTGCTGTGAAGTAGGGAGGGTAAGGAGTACGACCATGAAAGCGTTCGCTGCTGTTGCCTTCATAGCTATCAGCCTGTTGCCTCTCGGGGGTTGTGAGTCGCAAGCCAGCAAAGACGCTAAACTTGCCGCGGCTATAAAGGAATCGGACGACACAGGGAAGCGCATACTTGCCGATCTGCAATGGAAGTTAGACGACGCGACCGCTGAAGGTCTTTTCCGCACCGACGCGGACGGCGGGGTCAAGCGCTACCTCGCGTTCCGAAAATGCCACGAGGAGCCACCTACCCATGACGCCAACAAGAAGGTATGCGCCGATCTGCAAAAGCGCGTAGCCAACAAAGAGAAGCGAGACGGGATGCAGCAAGCCAAAGAGAAAGCCGCCTGGTAGGCGCATCGACTAGCCCCTCCGGTTCTTCACCGCATCCTGAATCGAAGCCATCATGTGACCCTGGTACTGCTGGAAAAACGTCTTGGCATCAAAGCAGCCGTGGAAGTTGGCGGTGATTCCGCCCCCGCCGCCGTCACCGCCGATGCCACCCCCCGCGATGGCCGACCGAAGCGGGTTCGCTATGCTGGCCGGGAGAATCATCTCCTGTTTGTGGATCTGCGCAATCTGGTCAGACGGGACGTTATCCCAGCCGCCGGCCGCTGAGGACATATGCATCCCGAGAGCGATCACAGAAGCCACAACGCCAGCCGCAACAGCGGGCGCAAGGAACGGACCCACGACGGGAATGGCGCTGATAGATGCCCAGGCTGATGCCGCCGCCTTCCAGCCCTCAATGGCAATCCACTTGATGCCCTCAGCGAGCTTGAGAGCCATGGTTTGCAGGGATGCCCATATTTCGGTTGCAACACGAGTGGCAGACCCGGCAAGGGTAGACCCGGTCTTCGCGCCCTCGACGGCTACATGGTGCGCCCCTGTCACCGTGTCGCTGGCCATCGTCTTTGCATCAGCCGCCGTCTGTACGCCCGTGCGAACCCCGGTCTGCGCCGTTGTTGCTGTGGTCTTGGCGACTTCGACAGAGAGGTGCCTTGCCAGCATTTTGACCATCTGCTGAATAACGAAGTCCATGGCTGACCCCATGATGGACTTGAAGGCTTGCCCGAAACTCTGGGTTCCCTTAATCATCCCGGAGATCCCAGAACTGAAACCGGAGGTCAGGCCGTTGACCCAAGTCTGAGCGGTTTTCAGGTGGTCTGCCGCCTCCTTTTTGTCAATCACGGACGATTCCGCCGCCGCCCTTGTTTCTTCGGCGGTTTTGAGCTTCATCAGCTTCGCAAACTCCTCAGCATCGCCCGCGTAGAGAATCTTCTTGATCTGGATTGCCCGCTCTTCATCGCTCAGAACAGCGGCAATATAGGCATGTTCCGCCTGTAAAAGCTGTTGCTTGGTGATGATTCCAGCCGCCGCGTCCTCCCGAGCCTTCTGGACGATCTGTGCAGCCGCCGCGTTTTGGAGAGCAAGATTCTCATCGATCTCCCTCGCGGCTGCCGCCTTCCGCTGTGCGCTCTGCTCATTGAGCGCTTCGGTCATTCTGGCTTGCGCGGCCGCATATTCAGGGCCTTGGTTCTTATAGACGGCGCCAACACGCGCAACCTCGTCAGTGGCAATCTTGACGCGCTCCGCGCTGCCCTTGGCGGCGGCGCTGTATTTGCGTTGTGCCGACTGCTCCGCGGCCTTCTCGCCGTCCTCGGCTCCCTTGCGGGTGAGTTTGTCGATCTCGTTTTGAATATCGGCGAGGGCTTTCGCGCCCAAGCCGCCGATGGTGGCCATAGTCTGCCAGTACTCGATTTCGCGCTGAGTGCTCCACGTAAACCAGTTCTCTTTCAAGGCTTTCTGCGCGTCGAGGTTTTCCTTGAGGGCGGTCATCTGCTCGGCGGATGGGTCTTTGTCCTCCTTGCTGTCTTTGTTTGCCGCCTCTGTGCGCAGATTGCCTGATTTTCCAGCTTTATTCGCGGCTATAAGGGCTGTTGCTTGCACCTGGTTCTGGAGAGCATTGACCACCTGCTGCTGTATCGCCAAGCCCTCTCTGTCCGCGCCGATATGCGCGTTGTCCAGGATGGCCAGGTCTGCTTTGAGTTGCGCTTCTTTCTGCTCGTAGGGGAGGTGCGACTGCGTGAGCGCGATGGCGTCTTTTTGTGCATCGAGGATCTTCTGCGCAGAGGCGAGAGTACCCTTCAGCAGATCCCCCATTCCCTTTTCGTCGCCCTTCGCCCGAAGCGCCTCATAGTGGACCTGAAAGTCAACCAGAGCATCTTTTGCGCCAGTAGACCCGGACTTGAATACCTCCCAGAAGCTCTCGTCGGCCTTTATTGCCGCAAAAACCTTGTCGGCCTCCGCGCTGAATTTCTCAAACGTCCCTATAAGCTCATCGAGCGACTGATGGTCGAGCAATTCAAGCTGCTTTCGCAGGGCGCCTATGTGGTTCCCCGCAAGTTCGTCAGTCTTGATGGCGGTTTCCAGCAGCTTGTCGCCTAAGCCCTCCAGCGCGTCCGCAGACTTTGAGGCGGATTCCATCTCGGCATTGCCTAGGTCTCGCGCTGCTTTCGCCGCTTTATCGTGCAACTCCATCAGCTTTTCAACGCCCTTGGCAATCCACTCGATCATCTCCATGATGGCCAATGGGGCGAACGCCGCCGCCATCGCGGCCCCGACTCCGGGGAGCGTGGCAACGAAGCCACCGACAGCGCGGTTCATGCCGAGCATATGGGCAGCGTGGCGGGCCTCGGTCTTACTGAAGTCGCCCTCCATGCTTTCGGCGGCTTCCTTGGACTGCCCAGCCATACTGTCGAACGAGGAGGCAGAGGCGGCGGTCAGGGGCGCAAAGGACGCGGCCATCTTCGCCGTGGAGTCCTTCACGCCGCTGGTAGCGTTGTTCAGACCATCCATCAGCCCGTCTATTTGGGCTGTGATTTTTACGCTGATCTCGCCGCCGTCGTCCGCCATGCCTTCTCCTAGAACCCGACGATGCCCGCTTCGAGTGTGGCCAAAGCGTCATCCTCGGTCATCGTGCTGGTTGCTTTTTCGTCTTTGCCGCCGCCCAAGTACGCCTTGACCATGATGTGAACCGGCGGGCAGACCTT